GTCCTTCCCGGGGAGCGTGCGGGTGCGCAGGGGCGCACCCACCCGTGGGGCGCCGCGTACCCGGGAAGATCCACCGCGCGTCCCGGGGCGGGTCGCCCCTGCGACGCGGGCAGCCTGGCATCGAGTCGCCGCAGGGACGGGTAGGCGCGCCGGACAGGCCCGGCGTTCGGGTCGGCTCACCGGGCGTCGCGCCGGTTACTCTCAGCTAGCGCTGGCAACCGTGAACGTTAGTTCGTAATCCGAACCATCGCCGCTGGACGCATCTGGCTCCGGTTCACGCACACCGACCAATAGCGCATTGCTATAAACGCGCGGCTTTGTTCGGGCCACGGTCAGATCGGCGTACGTCGGCTGCACGCTGATTGTGGTTCGCCATTGTCCGACCTGTGTGATGAGCTGGTTGAGAATGATCTGGTCGCGGTCGGGGTCGTACGGGCGGGCGCACGTGATGTCGCCGACCTCGGGGGGTGCGGCCAGCACGTCGGGCACCAGGGTGCCGCCGTCCCACACCTTGTTCGAGTCCGCGGTCACCTCGCCGCCGCTCTTCGTGGCCCAGTAGTCCCAGCCGTTGCCGATACCGTCGATCTTGACCAGGAATTGCCGATTCGCGGCCTTCACGGCTGCTCCTTCCTCGCGGTGGCAATCATCAGAGCGAGGCCGTCACCGCGGCCTTGGTGACGTCGAGGTAGACCAGGGCGGCCGAGGGGGAGGGGCGCAGTCCGAGCTGGGCGAACACCTGGTTGGCGGCCATCGAGGCGCGCGGGTTGAGCGCCTGGTCGACGACCACCTTGTAGCCGGGGTCGAGTTCGGTGAGGTTGCCGGTGGCGTCCTCCTCGACGAACGCGAACAGCCCGCCGAGGTCGGCGATCGGCTTGACGATGCCCTCCAGGGTTCCGGCGATGGCGGACAGCAGGTGCCCGCGGTCGTCGATGGGGGAGAAAACATACGGTTCGAGCAGCAGGGTGGCGAGCACCACGACCCGGTTGACGAGGTCCGCGGAGGACAGGAAGTACCAGTTGGCCGGGTCCTCGGAGAGCGAGCGCCAGCCGTAGTTGCGCACCGAGCTGGCGATGGACACGATCGCGTTGACCTTGCCGTCGTCCAGGGACAGGGCCTGTGCGGGGGTGTAGGTCTGGTCCGGGGCGACCACGAAGCGGGCCTTGCTGATCTCGCCCGCCCCGGCCCGCCACGGCCCGGTCATGTCGTGCGCGCGGGCCCGGCAGGCCGCGATGTAGGGCTCCGGGGAGATGGTCTTCACCGAGCCGTACGCGTCCGGGACCCTGATCCAGGGGGCGAACAGGGCGGCCCGCGGGGAGTCCAGTCCGGCCGCGGTGGACAGCAGCGAGGACACCGTGGCGTTGGAGGCCTCGCACAGCAGGGCGATCCGGTTGAGCGCTTCGGCGTGCGCGATCAGGGCGGCGTGCACGGAGGCGCCCATGCCGGGGATGGCCACGGCGCCGTCGCCGAGCCCGGCCGGGAACTTGTCCAGGGCGGCGCCGAGCACGGTGGCGTTGACCGCGGCCCGGTCGTCGGTGCCCGCGGCCAGCACCACCGGGGAGGCGGTCACCTTGGGGTTGTTGGTCGGGGCGACCGAGGCGGACGCGGAGTCGGTGAGGCGGATGTAGGCCGAGGCCCGCGGCCCGGCGTTGACCACGGACACGGCCTGCGCGGGGCTGCTCAGGTTGGCGTAGTCCTCGACCACGTCGCCGTCGAGCATGACCTGAATGCGGAAGGAGTTGGCGGCGGAGCCGTCCAGCACCTTCACCGATACCCGGCTGGACCAGGCGCCCGCGGAGGTGGCGGCCACGCCGAGCGTGGCGGCCGGGCTGACGGCGCGGTCCTGTAGCGGTGCGGCCAGCGCCCCGGTGGTGGCCGCCGGGCCGACCACGCGCAGCACGTAGGCCCGGGAGCCGCCCTCCTCGAAAAAGGTGCGCAGGGAGTCGTACAGCGTCGAGTAGCTGGTGGACACCCCGAACAGTCGGATGAACTCGGCCATCGAGGAGACCCGGGCGGCCTCGGCGGTGGGCCCCCGTTCGGCTTGGCCGACAACGAAGAAAGTGCCGCTCGGGCTGTGGCCCGACGCGGCGGGGCCGCTGGTGGCCCCGGTGCGGATGACAACGCCCGGCATGGTCGGCCTCTCGGTGTCGCCTGGGGGAGCGGACGCGCCGAGCCTGACATCGCGGTCGGCGCAAACCGCGGAGGCGCGCCGATCACGACCGGTCTGGCTCGTCCAGCTCGATGCCGTGGCGGGTGGCCCAGTCCTGCACGCCGCGGCGCCAGTGCTCGCAGGCGTCCAGGCGGGCGCGGTCTTCGGCGCGTTCGGCGCGCAGCCGGGCGATCTCCGCGGTGTTGGCCTCGACCAGGTCGTGCCAGCCCGCCATCTGGGTGCTGTCGCGTTGGCCGCGTCGGGCCGAGCGGGCGGTGTAGACCCCGACGTACACCGTGGCCACCGCGGTGGCCACGATGGACAGCACGATCACCCACGGCTTGGTCTCGGCGCCGACCTGCGCGACGATCCACGGCTCGATCACGGCGGCGGCGGCGGGGCGCTCGGGGGCGGATTGACGGCGCGGGCGGCGAACAGCACCCCCACGGTCAGCGCCCAGTAGACCAGCGCGGTGCCCCAGCCGACGTCGCGGCCCTGGGCGCCGTCGGTGAAGTGCCACAGCATCCACGACCAGGCATAGCACCAGCCCCAGATGAACGACGGCACGGCCAGCGCGGCGAACCCCCAGTCGCTGTGCGACCAGCGCCGCGCGCCCAGCCCGGCCACGAGCGCGACCAGCCCGCCCGCCGTCCACAGCAGGCCCCACGCGGGGGCGTCCATGATGGCCAGCACCTCGGTGGCGCCGGGCTGGGTGAACCGTTCGCCGGGGTTGAGCAGCGCCCCGAGCCCGATCACCACCCAGAACCCGCCGAGCACGACCAGGATGGCGCCGCGGCGCCCGACCCGTTCGGCCACCCGGCTCACGGGTGTTCGTGCAGCAGGCCGTCGTCCAGGGCGGCCTGCCCGACCTCGTCCAGCTCGATGGGGTCGCTGACGGTGCCCGCGTCGAGCTGGTGTCCGGCCGCGTCGTAGACCAGCGGGCGCCCGGCGATGTTGCGGTAGGTGGTGCCGGGCTGCGGGGTCTTGTCGGGCTTGTCGGGCATGGGTGCTCCTCAGGCGGTCGGGACGAAGGATGCGGGGCCGGGTAGGTCGGGCGGGAACGACTCGCCGGGCCCGATCACGGTGGTGGTCACGGTGGGCGGCTCGGCGGCCTCGCCGATGGGTGGGCGCAGCGCCCCGTCGGCCATCGACTCTTCGGACCACAGGTCGATCGAGCACAGCGCGGAGGCCCAGACCCGGCCGCTGTCGTTGGGGGTGCGCACCGGGGCGCCGTACTCCTCCACGTAGGTGTCCTCGTGCACGACCACCCCGGAGTCGCCGGGCATGGTTTGCAGGCACGGGTATTCCAGCAGGGTCACCCGCACCGCGCCGACGACCATGTCGCGCCGCCGCATGGCGGCGTCCCAGTCCGCCCCGAGCGCCCACACGTACACCCGGCAGGCGTAGCGCAGCCGGTAGACGGGGTAGCCGTGCAGGTCGATGTCGACGCGGCGCATCCCGGCCAGCAGCCGCGGGTTGACCACCTCGATCCAGGTTTCGCCGAGGCTGGACAGCACGTTCTCGGGGATCTCCCCGGAGGAGACGACGTCGACGTCGGGCAGTTCGGCGCGCCCGATGGCGTAGGCGGCGCGCAGCGCGGGCAGCTTGACCGGCAGCACCTCGCGCAGCAGGGCGGCGATCCGGTCGCGGACGCCGTCGGGGCCTCTCATCTAGCTCCCCCGCTCGTCCGGTGGCGGCGCCGTGATGGTGGTGAGGTGCGCGACCAGCCGCATGATGAGCCCGTCGACGGCCAGGCGGTAGCCGAAGTCCTCGAAGGCGATCAGCTCGCGTTGGAGCAGTTCGCCGACCGGGCCGGGGTAGAGGCGGGTGGCGCGGAACGCGGCGTTGCGCATCCGCATCTTCTCGTGGTGGTCCATCGGTATCGGCGGGTTGCCGTACGCCGCCGCGGGGGAGACGGGGGCACTCATGCGGGCGACGGTAGGGCGGGGCGTACGGCGCCCCGGGGAGGCGCGCCGCAGACTGCGACGACCCCCGGGTGTGGTCACCGGGGGTCGTCGAGGTGAGGTGCCGCAGGTACACCGCGCGGGTGCCCCGCCCTGGCGATGGCGGGCCCGGGTGCCCTTCTCCCCGGAAAGATCGAGCAAACGGGGACAACGGCTGGCCTCACGGCCTAGGGGGCGTAGTAGCACCGCCGGGTCTCGTCGGGGATCTTCGCAGGCGCGACTGTGTGGTCGACGTCGAGGTAGCCGAAGCCGCGGTAGTTGCCGGTCTCGTGCAGCACGGCCTCCAGGGCGCTGGCGGCACCCAACCGGTAGGCCTGCTCGGGGGTCAGCCCGTCCAGGCTGCGCCGATGGTGGGCCGGGGCGCCGAGCAGGAAGTTGACGCGGTCGCGCAGGAACGCGACGGGGACGGTGGCGCGGGTGCGGGCCATAGCTCAGCTCTCCTCGGTCGGTTCGTGGATCTCGCTGCTCGGGCAGACCTCGGAAGGGCACCAGGCCGGGCGGGCGTCGAACCACATGCCGCCGTCGGTGTCGAGCCAGATCGGCTGGTCGCAGTACCGGCAGGTGCGGGGGGCGCGGTCCGCGGACAGCTCCGCGGTGCGCCGGGTCCGGGTGCGCGCGGCCAGCGTGTCCAGCAGCGCGGGCAGCAGCTCGACGATGTCGTCGCTGTCGACGTCGATCTCGGTGATGCTGGGCATGTCGTCGCGGCGGTCGCTGAGCGCCGCGGAGATCAGGAACGCGAGGTAGTCGAGATCCTCGCGGTCGTAACGGGTGGCGGTGGTCATGCTGCCAGTGTAACCGATCCGCGCCCGGTGTGCCAACTCGGCGGGTGTGGCGCCCGCCACCGGCTAGCGGGTGCCCGTCTCCGCCCGCCCGTGAATGATCCAGTTGGCGATGGTGCGGGTGGCCACCTCTTCGCGGCGGATCCGTTCGGGGCTGAACAGGATGCGCCGGGGCATGAATCTAGTTCCTGTCTGGTGGAACTTGGCGTAGGTCACCCGGGTGCCCGCGGTGACCGCGTGCGGGGTCATGTGTTCCACCCCGAACGGGCGCTGGGTCAGCGAGGTGCGCAGCCGGGTGGTGCGCACCAGCGGGTTCAGCGGGTAGCCGAGGCGGTGCTTCTCGGCCAGCGTGGACGGCGCCAGCGGCGCCCACGGGTCGCGCCAGCGGGCACCCCGCCCGGCCCACTGACGCCGCTCCTGTTCGGCGAACCAGTCCAGCAG